TCAATAAGCATAGATCACCCCGTTGTCAACATGACCGACTTTTCTCACACCGTCAATTGGTTTCATGCCCCGACCTTCAATCAGAATATAACCGTCTTTATCAACCCAAAAATCCCAACCATCAGCAAATTCTTCAAAGGATTGATTGTCCTTATAATCTGTTTCGTAAATTCCGACAAGCACTTCTTTTAGTTGTTCTTCTGTAATCATTTTTCTTTACCCGAGATCTTTTTGATCTCCCTTTCTTTATCTTGATTATAGTATATCACTATACTCATCGTTCGTCAAGTATTTTTATCAAAATAATTAAAGATTTTTTATTCTGGAACTAGTTTCAGCGCACAAAAAAAGCCCTCCCGTTTTGGGAGGGGAAATCTTACATGTCTGTACAGTCGTCTAAATACTTATCTTCGACCCATTGTGCGCTGTCTGGGTGGTTGATACGAGACCAGCCGTTTAGTTTTTCGTAGACACGCACTCGTGTACCTGCTGGGAGAAACTCCTTGTCTTGGCTATCAATTCGTGGGCCAGCTTCCACGTAATAATCAGTGGTAAGAGTGCCCTCATAGTAAGGCTTGTCTGACTTATTCAAGCGTGTATTCACATCTAATTCACGGTCAAATTCGCTTTGTGCGGGAGCTGGAAGTGGTGTCCCACTCTCACGAAATACGATTTCACGAGGGCGACCATTGAGATCCCAAATGTAGTTGTAGTCATTCTCGGTCACACCATCCATGCCGTAGTTGCAGTGGATAGCCGTACTTTCGCTGGTCATGATAAGTACGTGGCCAAACGATCCAAGCGAACTTGATCCGTCACGAGGTGCCCAGATAACCACATCGCCATATTTTGCGTCAAACGTGCCGTCTACTGCGTCAAAGATCTTAGCATAGCCAATTGCTGGCAATGCTTGTTGTAGCGTCTCTGTGTTGTTGTTGAGACTGATTTCGAGTGCATAAGATGCAGCAGACGAGCAATCAAACTCGATACGTCCGTCACCATCCGCATCGTTACCATATCGATCTCCCATGTCGTAGTGGACAGGGATAGCTTGCAAGTGACGCATACGAGCGATACTTGATTCAATTCTACTCATTATTTTTCCTCCTTAAATTCAAAAGCAACCACCCAGAAATAGATGGTTGCCAGCAAAAAAACTATTAGTTTAGTCTTGTTTTGGCTCAACATATTTTAAAGCCTGTTTACTGTCGCCAAATCCTTTAGTGGTCGGATCAGGAATGATGTTAAAAATGTTAACAATTGTTAAACCTACCAAGTAAGGGTTTGAAGCGAACTTGCCAAGCAAGCTATATACTGCGCCCCAGCTTGTCAAATCTTGGAAATTAATTCCAAAGTATGCCAAAACAGGTAGTGCAATTGCAAGCGCCAAGCGCCCCAAAAATGCTTTATTTTTTGCGTTAAAACGTACAGACCAGTTAATTTTATTCATGATTTTGTTTTCCTTTCAATTCTGCGATTTCTTTTTTTAGTTCGATCACGGTATCGACCAAACGCTGGAAGTGACCGTCATCGTCCACGTACCACAAGCCTTGTTGCTTGGTATCACCAAACGTGCGAGCAAATAAGCGACGTTCGTTTCCTTCGCCTTTATTTTTGCCGTTGTCATACATCTCCCAGATGTCTTCTGGTACAGGTTTTAATTCAAAGCCTAGCAAGTTTTCGAGACTGATTGAGCTGATCCACTCGTAATTTCCAGTCCAAGTGGCTTCCTTGGTTTCTGGGTCGATGACAAATGGCGGATTGTCTAATCCGTATAGATTAATATCGCCGTAATCTTTATCTTTAAAAAAATAAAACGGCAAGTTCATCTGTGGGACTCCGACATCGCCCGTCGCTTCCTCTAGCTCTTTCCAAACATGAGGTTGTTCTGAACCGTAATTATTCCACGAATTTGTTTCCTTGAACCATTTCAAAGTCTTAAGATCGTTGATATCCTGCTTGATCTGGTCGAGATCCGTTGAGGCATTACCAGCGCTGGAAGATGTTCCTGACTTCTTCAATTCTTCGATGTTTTTTTCGATACTATCGGTCCGTGTCACAAGAGCCTTGATATCTCGCCCAATCTGCTTAAATGCTTCGATTAGATTCATGCTACTCCCCCTTCGCTTGGTTGTATGCTGCGAGATAATCCACATCAGCTACAGCGTCAATCTTCAGACCAAGCTCTGTCAGCTTCGCCACGATCGCTCCACTAGTGTCACCGTTGAGCGTTGCAATCTTGTCTGCGATTTCTTTGAGCGTGTCCAAATTCTCTGGAACACCTTCGCCCAAAATATCAGCTTTCACACGTTGGATCGCTTCATTGAGCTGTTGTTCTGTGATTCCAGTGCCTGCTTCCTTGTCGTTGATTGCTTTACGCAAGTTTTTGATGTCCGTACCGATCGCTACTACTACTGCTTCGAGTTTATTTTCTGCCATATTTTATTTCCTTTCAAATTTTAGCTAAATTGTAAATTGTTACTAGGTCTGGAAGCTCATCTATTTTAACGTTGCCCAATTGCTTCCTAACTTCTTCGGCCAACGCTCTCATTTTGGGTCTTCGGCTGACTCTGGTACGCTGTTTGCTGGGTTAAATGACGGGCGCACACGAATTTCAAAGTCGCCTGTTGGAAATACGTAGCCATCTAGCTTAATCTCCAGCTTGTAATAACCAGGCGCCACTACCTTGTCAAATTTAAAACTAAAGCTACCGTTCTCGACTTCGACATCTTGGTATAAGATCACGTTCTTTGAATTAAAAATAGCCAGCTTCCCAGTGCCTGTGAGGTCCTTCTTGACAAAATCATCATCAAGGATCTCAAACTTAAAAATAGAAGAAGTGTCACCAGACTTGATAACACTCCCGCCGTCAACTTGCCGAATACTCGTCATGATACTCGACATCACATCACCTCCCTAGTTTTTGCTCTGGATAAGGGCTTTAAGCTCCTTCATATCCTCGCTCAAGGCTTTAACCTGCTCTGCGAGGATCAATAGAGACTTATTCTGCTCATCGTGGTTATCGAGCCGTCTAACTGCTGTCAGACGGAAGTCACGCATGGTCTCGATATCTTTCTCGATTACGACCATACGTTTCTCTTGTGCCACAATATTGCCCTTAAAATTGCCGTAGATCCCAAGCAAGACACCGATAAACGCAACGGCCATCGAAATGTCCTCTGGTGTAAAATGCATCATTCACTCACCTCCTCAAACTGTGGCATAACGATCGATACTGCGCCGCGTTGTAATAGAGCTTGCACTCCCTCATTATTATAGTTAAAATTGTCGATAAACTTCAAAATAACGGGTGAGCCTTGTGGATATTTTGGATTGGTATCATACGGATAAGTAGCTTGTACGATGTCATTCGTCAAATACCGTTTTTTAGGTTTTAGCTCTGGGAGCAATGCTGAGATCTCTTGGTAGGTCTTGATAGGCATATGACCGCTCGCGATCGTGTACTCTATAAAGATTGCTTGTAGCTTGTCCATGCGCTTAACGATCGTTTCGTTCTCATTCGTCTTCTGCGATGTCAAGTCAATAAGCTGTTGCATAGACGACATGGCACCAGATGGGTCATTCTCGATCTGGACCATTTTTTTGACCGCTTGGATCAAAGTCTCATCTGTTTCTCCCATATGATTACCTTCCAAAATACGGTCATAAGCCGTATATGGATCCTGACAGCGGATTGCGACGAAGGTCTTGTTTTGCTCTTGCAAAAACTTGTTTACTACTTTAAATTCCATCTACTTTTTTTACCTCCTCGATTTTAGCGGAAGCCTCATCAAACAGTTCTTTGAGCGCTGGATCGCTCTCTAAAACCTTGTTAAACTTGCTTAATAGCTCATTAACGCGTTCATACTTCTCGTTCACTTCCTCGTATAACACCATGTAATTCGTGGCTTCTGCGATCGCGACTCCGAGTTTTTGTGCGATTTTGTTTACAATTTTATCTGCTGTGTTCATCAACTACCTCTTTATCTAAATCCATATTTATCTAAAACACTTTGAACGTGGCCACCAGCAGATCCGCTGATTTGTCCATAGCGCTTCATAATACCGAAACAGGTCAAGAGATCCCATAGGTACTGACCTATATCTCGACCACCAGTCATGTAAAAATGATGTGCATAGATCCCCTCAACGAAGAAGTCACCACGTCCAATGTAGTGTTTCACATTATTTTGGTTCATTGGTATCAGATAAGTATTCCCATCATTCGTATTTCCATGAAAGTTCCAAGGGCTACGGTATCGACCGTTATTGTAGATCAATACACGGTTACCAACGAATTCGGTCAAACTTTCGTTCGTACCATTTCCTCGCCCAGACCAGACACGGATTCCAGCAAATGTTCCATTGTTGGTATTCTCTGTCTTGTCATGATTGGTCCCTAACACAATCATCGCAGCATTTGGATCTCTAAAATGTTCGGCAATAAAACCGCTCCGTGTCATTTTTAAAAATTGTGAAGAACTTGTTTCGTCAATCCGCCTTATAGTAGCATCGTCACTCAACACGTTATATTGTCCGTTCTGTAGATCGATATTCATCTTACCATTAAGACCTTCGATCCGACCACCGCGGAAGACAAGCCCTTGGAACGTCCCAGATGTTACGTTCTTCGCGTCAAAATTGATAACTTTAATGTCTTTAAAATCTGCCTCGCCACCAGACAACTTACTAGCTGATAGTGACTTGATAGACGCACCATCGATAACGGCTTCATCAATCACGGTCTGGCCTGTGATGTGTGTCAATCGTCCGTCTATTCGGTTCGTGCCATTCGCAAGCAAGTTGATAGAGTTTAGCACATCACCGTTGCTGTTGAGATTTTTTACGGCCCACGATCCAGCCAACTGCGTCATTTGTGTGCGTGTGGCTTCGATCAATGGATCAGCTTTGAGTTGGTCTGTTAGCGATAACGTGTAATCAGACTTGATTGATCCTTTTTCAACTTTGACGTCCCAAACCGATTTTAGCTTATTCGGATCTTTTCGATAAGTATTCACACGCAAACGGTAAGTCCCTGTCGGCTTATTCCAAGTGATCTTGGTCCCAGTCGTTCCAGTCTTCAGATCTGACACGATCTGATAGTTTTGATATTTATCGTCCATAATCCAAAGAACTACATTATCGGATTCTTTAAGTCCATCGTGATGGGCTGTAAAGTTACCGTCTGTTTTAGCACTAACGATGTACTCTTGTCCTTGCTCCATATAAATGGACGTGTTGCCCTTATACAAGATGTTATTATCAAAGTTAGCTGGCTTTTTGTCTGGTTTAAATGGGCCTTTAGATCCATTTAGCAGGTTAGCCCCATCGGTATTGACATACTGTCCAACCTCGGTCTGAAAGATCTGACTGCTCATGACAAGACGTGATAGCTTGTCTGGCATATCTGTCTCACTCTGACCAATCACGCGCTCATAGAGCTTACTAGTCTCGTTTAAGTGGTTAAACTCTTCGCTATTCATCACTTGAGCTTTGATCTGCTCGGATAACGTGGGCATATCTGGTATTGTTCCAGCCAAGGCTAGCGCTTCTTCTGCCTTTGCGTCAGCCTTGGCAATTTCGATCGCAGTTGATTGCTTGGCTTGTTCTAGTTGTTTATCAACTTCCTTCTTAACCTTGTCGATATCCTCGGTATCAATGCGTTTCTCCCACATTTCACCGTTCCAAACGTACATACGATCATAGATACCGTTTTTCTCAAACCAAATATCACCAACCTTATGCTCTTTATCGTCTGGTTGATTGTACCAAACCTTGTTACCTTGAGCGTTTAAGAGATAATCTGGCAGGCTATTCTCAAAGTCTTGCTGGGCTTTAGCGATATCATCAACCTTGCCAGCAAGACCACTCTGCATTGTAGCACGGACATTCGTACCAATATCACCAAACTCTACGCTTTCATTTCGCTCATTGACAAAGTCATAAGTAATAGTCGTTATTTTCAAAGTTTCATCGGTAAGCCCAATCTGTGGATAATAGACGGGTACAATATCGCATAATTCAACTTCTTCGATCCAGCCACGATCTGCATAGTCAAGTGTTTTAGCTAGGTCAGCATACTCGATCTTGGTATTGAACTTAGGTTTCCCAATTGCATTGCGTTCCATATAGTCAGTGGCCATCTTACGCAGTTTCTCAACTGTGGGAATATCCTTGTTTTTGCTATCGCTCTTAAACTCGCTCGAAAAGTCTACGACTTTAATTCTGCGATGAGCGTAGAGAGCCTTGTACTTACTATCTACATAATCCTCTGGGATTGTAACCGTGATAGGGTCTGGTTGACTATCGCTAGTATCTCCCTCTGGCTTATCGGGAGTGTACGTAGCAAATGGTAATACGCTAGTATATGAGCTTTCAATCGTTTCGTCCGATTCGGCAGATAGGATATTCCGTCCGTATTCTAATACGGTTGGAGCAGTACGACCTAATTGCTTATGCAGTCGAACGGTCATATTGTCAAACTCATACTCCCCACCATAAATATCAAGGATAGAGCCCTCGACACCACCAAGGGCCTGTCTGGCATTTTCCATTTTAGAGATGTCAAATACACCATTTGCCGTGGTCTGGATATCAGACCAGACATCGAAGCGTAGATCACCAATGAGCGCACCTTTCCAGATAGCCAGCGCGCTGTAAGCCGATCCAGCGAATGCTGTGGCATTTCGCAATGCCATGTATTTCAGCTTATGACTGATGTGCTGACCGTAGATTTTAACGATGTTACTGCTATCTTTAACAATCCGTGAGATCTCAATGGTCTGATTCTTGGTGCGTAGACCGGCATCAACTTTCAGCTTCATCTCTTTTTGCAAAATAGAGACCATTGGGTCATTGACTGGAATTTCTGCGTATAGCGTATAATTCCCATTGCGTTCACGGGTTACATTCCCCTTGGTTACGTCAAGCTCACCTAAACCATACGTATCAAACGACTGCTCATCTTTGCTAAATAGTATAGGTCTCATAGCTTAACCCCCCAGTACGGTGCCATTTTGACAGTAAAATCACCGTCCCAGCTTATCAAGTTACGACCAGCGTCCAAATACGGCATTTGGTATTGTGGCGCTCTTACGACCTTATCCCACGCTGGTAGGTTACCACTAAATACCTGTCTAGCCTGCATATCCAGCGTGATCGTGTTCTGCACAGCTCTCAATTTAGTTTTACGACCGTTGATGGTAAGCGTACAGTCACCCGATCCCACTAACGTGATAACAGGATTTGCCTTAACATTGCCGAGGCCGTTGACTGTCGCGCCGTTTGAGAGCGTTTGAGTGGTACGGCCTTGCTTGTAAAATTTGACTGGGTAGGTCAAAAAATTCAGCTTGACCTTGCCAAACTGTCGCATAAGGCTTGCAATTTCAAAGGTTTCGATAAATGCCGATCGGTAGATAAAATCTGGGTCCCAGGATAGAGTCAAGTCTTTATAGCCGTCTACATTGAGCCAGTTACTAATATCACTTTCTGCATCTGTGAGTTTGCGACTAGAAAGGACGGTACAAGGCAACTCGATAGTAACCGATTTAAGACGGTTCTTTGAGATCAATAGATCACCATCGCGTCCAGGGACCGATACTGTTTCCACGTCGTTTCCAGTTGAGTTAATAACATAGTCGCTGGTCACTCGTAGCCCGTGAGTAATGCTTGATACTCCGTTAAATGTAAAACTTCCCATTACGCCATTTTACCTCCTTCCAAATTCGTATAGTAAGCAAGTTCACGCAAGAGCCTGCGCATATTCTCTGGACTAAAGAAGTTGTCGTTAGCCGTACCGTTGGCGTTTAACGTGTAGTTGTTTGTGACGTTAGAGTTTGAAACTCCACCGCCTGCATAGCCAAAGCGTGAAGCTAGGGTATCAGTCAGACCACTAACAAGATCACCGCGCCCTGGTAAGTTAAATCCAAAGCCGTCCGTGTATTTCTTACCAGATTCTATCGTCTTATTAGCAAGGTCGGTCATTGAGTTGTCTACGTAATAGCCGTATTTTTCAATACCTACTGCCATACCTTCTGGAATCGCGCGACCAACTTGATCTCTAAATACCTTGGATGGTGAGTTGATTCGCAATGTAGATCGGGCTGCTGCTACTGCGCTACTTGCGATGCTGGCTGCTGCTGCTACAACTGATCCAGCCATGGCGTAGATACCGCTCATCATACCCTCACCAATAGCCATACCTGCGCTATAGCCTCCGCTATAACCTCCAGACATTCCACTGTGGGCTGACGATTTCAAGGCACTTGACGCACTGTGTACTGCTCCGTTTTGGCTAGCAATACCACTAGTAACACCGGTCCCAAATTGCGTACCAGAGTTACGACCATCGCTACCAAGCGAGCTTACGCTGACATTAATCAACTGTTTCATGATGCCTGCTGCGCCAGTGGCAATTCCTTGCGTGGAAGTGATACCTCCACCGACACCAGAGCCAAATTGAGATCCGGCTTGTTGGCCGTTCGTCCCCATTGTGAGGAATTGAGCGGATACAGCAAGGTTCAATGCGGAAGCTGCGCCTATCGCTACTTGTTGCCCAACACTAATTCCAGATGCTACTCCTGTACCAAATTCAGCACCCTTGGCTTGCCCTTCTGGTCCTAGACCAGACATTCCGGTTACGGCAAACATCTTCAACGTGTCTGCTGCTGCTTGTACGGCACCAGTTCCACCAGTGGCACCAGAAGCGACCCCAGAACCGAGTTCAGCACCTTTAGCTTGTCCTTCACCAAAAAGCCCAGACAGTACTCCCAAAGAGGCAGTCTTGAGCAATTCGCTGGCGCTTTGTGCTGCACCTTGATTTTCTGTGATCCCTTGGGCATACTGACCACTTACTTGTGATCCACTGTACTTGGCTTCTGTCGGTAAGTTGTTAAAGGCTTGCTTAGATGCCTCTGTGACTTCTGTGGCTGCCTGTTGGACATCGCCTTTACCAGCCCGCATACCGTCAGCGGTTTTCTTGGGCACTTCACGGCCTTGTGTCTCAAAGTCTGCCTCAGCCAGTGCCTTTCTAAATTCAGTAGCAATAGCTGTTACCATTGCTTGGATTTCTGGCGGTAACTCTTCACCCGTAGCTTTGATACCACGCAAGAAGCCTTCTTTAGCTTTATCCCCAGCCTCAGACCATTTGCCATTGAGTCGTCCTAATTGCTCGTCGGAGGCATCTACAAGAGCCTGCGTTTGGTTGGCCATTTTCGGACCGGCTAGGCGCATTTGTTCGATAAGACCTTGGTCTAACCCACGCTTAGCAAGTATTTCAAGGTTCTGCGACCACTTATCAACTGCATCAATATTCTTCTGCAGGTTAGCAGTCATTTGATCTGCAGATAAAGCCGTCTGCTGTTCGATTGCTTGGAAAGCATTTTGAACTTCACCTTTGAGATTGGCAAATTCTTGTTGTAACATCTCGACAGCCTTATGCTGTGAGTCGTTCATGTTCTGCATCGTATAGATCATACGACCCGAAGCATCTTCTGTAGATTTAGCCTTGGTTTCGTTATTCTTAACGATTGTATTAGTAAGCTCGTTGTCCGATTCTTCGGTTTTCTTGATATCGTCTTGGAGCTTTTGGACTTCTTCGTTGTATTTCTGTTTAGCTTGGCTCTTAATTTCGTCCCTTGCTGATGAATTGGCGAACATTCCGCCCTCCGCCTCATCGGTTTCTCTGATAATATTCTGGTACTCTTTCTCGAGTTCCTTCATCTTATCCTTGATTTCGAGGCGCTTCTTGGCATTTTCAACCATCTTGTCGTTAGCAGCCTCAATCTCAGCCGATGCCTTGGCAATCTCAATCTGTTTACGGATCGCGTCCGTGGTCATGTTGATCGTGCCTGTGGCTTTGTCGTACTGGATATTTAACCCCTCAATACGTGAGTTAAGGGTTTCTGCTGCAGACGCAAGTTCTTTCTTCTGACTAGCAGTCTTGTTTTCAACCGCGTTCAGTTCGTCGATCTTCTTGACTAATCGCTCGTTGTCCTCTGCTGTAGCCTGTATCTCGTTTCTACGATCTTTATAGGCTTCATTGCCTTTATTCACACTTTCGTGAAGATCATCGAGGGAGCGCTTAAATTCTTCATTCTTAGCTTTTGCCTCTTTGGACGCTTCACTTTCCTGCGTCAACCATGACACAAGACCAGCGATAGCACCGACAACCAGAAAGACCCCACCAGATGATAGAGAGGCCAAAGCCCCAGCAAGTCCGGTAGTAGCTCCTGTTGCCACAAGTGAGGTACTGGTTAGAGATACCAGGGAAGTGATAAGCGTACCAATTAGGCTACCGATACCCTTGATAATTGACAGCCCCAGCATCGCACCTTTAAAGAGCAATACTGCCGATACGACACCAGTAAATACAGCGATAAGCGGGTCTAAAACAGGTTTAAGGAAGCCTAATACACTTACTAGTGATTTAACAACTGGAGTCGCACCACGAATGACACCAATAATGATATTAAAGGTGTTATTAATTGCGTCTTTGATACTATCCAAGTGCTTGGCAATACTCTTACCAGTGACAGCCTTGCTCAAGTTGTCAAACTCAGTAATGATATTTGCTATACCTTTTGCAACGGCCAAGATAATATTATTAAATGATGTCTTGATCCCCTCAGAGTTTTTCTTCGCCATTTCAGCAAATCCGTTAACTCCTTTATTCAGCTCAACCAGACGCTTACTAAAATCACTAAAAGTTATCTTGCCATCTTGCAAAGCCTTGTAGAGGTCATTCTGTGCTGATGCCCCAGCATAACCAAAAGATTCTGCTGTCTTCTGCAAGGCATAAGACATGGTTTCTTGTAGGGTCTTCCAGGATTGCAAGTCAACCTTACCAGATGATAGCATCTGGGTGTACTGCGTTAAACCGCGCGACGCTTCTTCAGTAGAAGCTCCAGAGGCAAGGAACGCATTATTCAAAGCGATTGTTAACTTCGTAGACTGTTTAAGGTTACCAGTCATTGAGGTTAGCTTTTGAGTCGTAGCTACGACCGTATCAAGAGAAGTTGGTAAGCCCTCGATACCCTCGGCAAGCAACTTGGTAGATGATGCTACATCTTTCGATGAGTGCCCGAGTGATTTCATCACTTTCGGGAACCGTTGCAAGGTATCGAAGCGGTCAATAGCCTTATCCATTGACTGGCTTACAAGGTTCATCGCAGAGCTGACAGCTTTAAACGCTACTGCACCGATTGAAAAGTTCTTGATCGCGTCTTTGATTTTTTCAAAGCCTTTTGCACCTTGCCCAGCTTTGTCACCACCAGCCTTGGCATCTTCACCAGCCTTTTTAAAACCAGCTCCACCGCCTTTGGCTTCTTCACCAGAGGCTTTTACTTTGTGTCCGGCTTGTTTAAAGCCTTCACCACCAGAGCTAGCTTCATTGCTGGCTGACTTAATTTTGTTTGATGCCTGTTTGAAGCCATCTCCGGACCTTTGGGCAAGATCAGAGCTTTCCTTAACTTTCTGACCGGCTTGTTTAAAACCGTCTCCGGATCGTCCGGCTAGATCAGAGCTTTCCTTGATCTTCTCGCCCGCTCGTTTAAAGCCATTTCCAGACTTCGACGCGACTTCAGAGCTTTCTTTGATTTTGTCACCAGCGCGACGAAAGCCATTGCTTGAGGTTTCGGATAGCTTCGCACCCTCGGCCATACGGTCACCGGCACGCTTGAAACCTTGCCCAGCTCTTAGAGCCTTATCACCAGTAGCCTGGATACCGTCTCCAGCGCTTTTGACACCTTGGCCCGATCTACGGGCTTCGGATTCTAAACGCTTTAAGGCGCTTGATAACTCTGAGAGCTTCTTGCCGTTAACCTGGACGTCAATTACAATTTTTCCATCTGCCATTATTCATCTCCCTCCTTTCCGTCTAATCTATATTTGTTTTGTAGCCGTCTCATTTTGGCCTTGTACTCGCTACTATCATTCTTCGAGGGTTTCCAAGACCGTATCTCTACTAGTTGAGATACAGCCGTTCCCTCTGGCATACCGTTCAATAGTGCGATAAATTCGGGCCATGTTAGCCGGCCTTGTGCTTCGAAGAGGTTGATATTATACGCTTGCACGAAGCTCGCGTATATTTCCTGCGCGTCTACTTCAAAATCAATCAAACGGACATCTTCTTCTTCATCCTTGGCTACAGGCATAGGGTTTCCGTGACGGTCATAAACCACGCGCTCTTTTTTAGTTTTTAAAAAATGCTCATCGATATATTCCCATACGGCCACTATGTCCTCTGGATTGTCCAAAGCTTCGTCCGTCATCATTAAAACCGCTGTACGCATCTTCTCAAGATTGTTCATGACTTCGTTGTCAAACATCTCAAAGACATCAAGCACCAGATCAAAAGAGCAGTCCACCTCATAGGTGCGCCCGTTCAATTCAAAGGAGTTCTGTATAGGCTCATTTAGTTTCATGAGCAGTCCCCCTTGCTATTTTTTGCTGGTTTTTTTGGTTTTCTTCGCTTTTGCTTTTTTTACAAACGACTCAGCAACCGCACCCGATGCCTTGGCCCGTTCGTGGCCTAGACGTTCGATTTCAGCACCCAACAAGGTGTCTACCTCATCAAATGCATGATCCAAAGAGTCAAGGTCTGGATAACGTTCATAGAGTTTAGCGAATGTGCCATCACCGAATAAAACATCATATTTGATCTCCGTCATTTTTCTCTGCATTTCAAAGGCTTCGTCAATAACTCGCTTGTTAATGACTCCTTCTTTGAGATCGTCAAACTCTCCATTATTTGAGCGTTCAATAAGTTCTAACTGATACTTGTTAAAGCGTTCTGAAATATCTTCCTGGAGCGTTGCGAGGCGCGAGATATTCTCTAGTGATGTATCAAATTGGAGTTCAATTTCTCCGATGTTGATAGGGATATAATTGCGTTTTAATTCGATTGAAATAGACATGATTTTTCCTCCTTTATGCACAAAAAAGAGCGTCCCAAAATGGAACGCTTTTACTTTTACTATTAGCCTACGACTGCAGTAGTTTTAGGAAGTGAGTTGTAAGAAATCTTACAAGAAAATTCCTCGTAGTTTGCAGCAGCCCCAGAGCCTGCCTTGATTGCTGACACGGTAGCAATTCCGACGTGTTGGTTCTTACCGTCAGAATCTACAACTTTGTGCCATACAAGGCGGTCGTTACCGAGTTTATACTTCAAACCAGCGATAAGAGCCATTGCTTCATCTTCTTTGTCGTAGGTACCTTTGAATGTGTATGATCCTTTTACAGATGTTACAGTAGTTTCTTCTGTACCGTCGCCGTCATAGTATGCGACTGATGTTGTAGCTTCATCTGTATCGTCGTCCACATCTTCGATCCATTTAGCAAGCTCTTTATAAGATGTTTTGTCTGGTTCAGTCTTTGGATCAGTGACTGGTGCGATAAAATGCCCGCGTAGGGCGTTCTTTTGACGTGCCATATATTACACTCCTTTGTTATTCAAGATTGTTAGGTTTGCAGTGATGTCCTGCAGATAAATATAAAAACCCTGCTCGTCCCGTTCGTTTAAGGACGGCTGGGTTGTTGTTAGGTTATTAAAAATATATGAGTTGTTTTGACTTGGTAAGATCAGATCAAACTCGGATAGTGCCTTGTTGATTTCCCAAAGACACTCACTCGCTGTTGATTGATCTTTGACCTTTACTGCGATTTCAAAGATTAGAGTAACGTCCCTTGAACCGTCCATGTATACACGCTCAACCTTACCGCCTGGAAGCGGGTATAGGACCAAAGAGTCTAACTCGCTTAGAAAGTCTAGTTCACAAGCAAGCGGTAGACCGAGGGTATTTATAAAATCACGCAAAACAACATTAAAATCATTGTTATTTTTCATTTAGTAAACCCCATTGCTTTTAATCCAACTTCTGCCCACTTGTTACCGTGGTTTGCCGATGCCTTTAAGTCCCAGCGCTTCCCGGTTCCAGGGGTTGTATACTTGCTAAAGCTAAAGCTGCGGTACTTGTTATAAGCACCACCGTAGAATTGGGCGCGGGCGTATGGTGTATTGTAGATAATCTGTGAGCCGTCGCCTGCTACATGACCGCTAGATCGTAGTGGACCATGCAGTAACGGCACATACGGCTCCATATCTAACAAGGCTTGGTTTGCAATCTCTAACTGCGCTTTTCGCTCTGACGCTTGCGATGTCTTACGTGTTGCTCCGCTCAAATCTATCGTGACATTGATGCCCATTACATCACCTCGATTTCGTAGCAAAAAATGCGACGGCTGAAAGGCTCATAAACAGGAATAATCTTGTTCACAATATATTCATCGTCGCCGTCCTTTACAATCGAGTTACGATATGATGCATCAATCTCTACATCACAATAGCGAGGGTATACGAAGATAACACCAGGCGCACGAAATGACGGGTTCTTTTGTCCGGACGGGTTGTTTACTGACCCTGGACCGTCAAAGTTACGGTCAAAGCGTACTGGATTCAAAAGAATCGGGTCGGAGAATTCTTCTCTCCCCCACCCGTCTTTCTTTCCTGTTGGCTTCGAAATAGTCACCGAATCGACAAGTGTCCGTTTATCAATAACGACCATAGTCCACCCCGCTATATAAGAAACCAGCCGATTTAAGAGCGTTAAAAGCGTCAAGTGATAGATTATATCCCGACGCCGTTTCAGAGGCTCTAGAGCTGTTATTCGAACTGTATGACACCGATGTACGGCCTAGTGTAGTGCTTGCAATCGCCTGCTTATCCTCGGCCGTTAAAATGCCCGTGCTGTCCAGGTATTGAATCTGGTAAGCCGTAGCAAGTTTAACTGCCTTTTTGCGCATCTTATGATCCGTGTCAAAATCATGAAAGTCATAATAATGACGGATAAAGATGTCAATAGCAAGCTCAGCACGTTTATATAATGCGTTAAACTCGCTTGTCTTATCAAAACCTAACTCACGATACTCTTCATGCGTTAAGTATGCCATGATACCTCCTATTCAGAGGCCACCTTTTGGGCCACGGAGTCGCTATCAGAAACAAGTTCCAACCACTCCTCACCAAAGGCGAGGCTTGTCTTTTGGTTGATTTCTTCTGCTTCTGCAGTCGTTAACTCGTAGACCGTGCCCTCGTCAAAGTTTTGGTCTGTTGACTCGATCAAAAAGTTGCAAATAGCTTTATATTGCGCCATACGTTACTCCTTGGTTTCGTACCCACTAGTGACAAAAGCAGATACTAGGTTGGGATCAGTGATGGTAAAGGTTACATCTCCCTTTACCAAAACCGTCACGGCCTGTTCAGTTACTGTTTCTGTTTTAGTTGTTTTTGTTTCTTCTGCCATTCGTCACCTCTTACGCTGTTTTGTGAACGTAGATCGCTTTCTTCTTGCTGTCCAAAACAAAGGCATCGTAACGGATACGACCTTCTACAAGGTAGCCATTGATACCTGGTGGGTTGTCGTGGATCTTGTAGTCTTCGAGTTTGACAGGGGAAGTGGTAGCAATAGGGTGCGCGATAATAAACGCTACATTTTCAGGCAAGCGAGAAGTTGGAGTCAAGATAACAGGCAATCCGTCGATAGCTCCTACTTGTCCTTTGAACGCTACTTCTTGACCGAGGTCAGAGTTTTTAACGAATGACGGATCAAGTTTAATGAGTTTGTAAAACTCTGGAGATACGTGGAGCTTGCGTCCTTCTTCCGGTACAAACGCATCAGTCAATTTAACTTGACCGTCAAGCACCGCTTCATACGCGTTGTTTTTAGTAACCGCGCCAGTTTTTACGTGGCCTCCATCAGCATCAGCACCAGCAACGACTTTGGCAAAACGGTACTTGTCAACTTCTGGAACGACAACTTCTACCAATTGGCGAGCAAGAGCCTTTCCTGCTTCCAAAGTTCCCATTGTGTCTTGTACTGAGCGTTTGTCGATTGTAAACGTGAATGAACGGTCTTTAGTAAGTGTCAATGTTTGCACATTGTTTTCAAGTTCGGCTGCCGTACCGTAACGTGTGTTACCAGTAAGAGCGTAGTCGTTCATCGCTGTTGTTGGGATTGAGTATACCTTAACGGTATCTACACCAGTAAAATCAAAATCCTGGTTAATAATACCAGTAGAGAGGGCTTCTTTCGCAAAGCGCTCATCTACTTTTGTGTCAAATTTAGATGCATAGTTAATAGTCATATAGGCTTATCCTACTTTCTTTTATTTTTAAATGCTGTCAAAGCCAGCAAATAGAGCTTGTTCTTCCGGGCTGAGGTCGCTATCACCACCAGCGGACGGATTGCCACCAAGCGCGAACTTTGGCTGTGGTTCTTGTGGTTCTTCCTTTGTCACAAAAAGGTAAGGGCTTGACTCTTTTAAACCGTTGATAGTTTCTTCTAGTTTTGGCTTGCCGTCTTCTGCAAGCTCGATCTTGTCAAGATCAATAAACTTCATAAGGTCTTCGGAGTTATGCGCTCCCACGTCTTTCAAAGCTAAAGCAACCGCGTTGGTTTTTTTAACTTGTGCAAGGTTAGCTTCATTCTCAGTCTTGTAGCTTTCAAATTGAGCTTGTAAGTCTTCCAGTTGTTTCTTGGCTTCTTCACTAGCTCCCTCTTTGGCTTGTAAGTCCTTGATAGCTTGGTCCCGTTGCTCAAGTTGTGTTTTTAAGCTGTCGTTTTCTGCCTGTACTTCTGACTTGGCTTCCTTGATTGCTGACCCGTACGCTGCCATAATGCGCTCAATAGTTTCCTTGTCTTCGATACCTGCATCAACTAACATCTCACGTTTTAAACTCATGTCTAAAACTCCTTCCTGTTTTACGTCCAGTAGACGATTTCGACGGTTTACGTCCGTCAACGAAAGCTCCCAGCGGGTAACGATCCCGCAAGAGGTAAGAAAAAAGGAGGAAATCACCTCTTATCCAGAAAGGGAGCAAAATAAAAAAGGCTATAAAAGCCTTTAATCTTCATTAGGTTTGAAATACCTTTCTCTCGCATAGTCACGATGTAAGAAAGGCTTATCTGCGATATAATCTCGCAGGGTTGCCTGTTGGTCTCTGATTTTGGTTTTAAACTTGCTGATAAGTTCCTGGTCGCCTAACTTCTCGGCTACGTGTAGCTTTTCCTTAGACTTGCGAATAGCTCGCTCGTATGCCCTTTGTTTAGACTGCGCGTTAGCATTTCTGATAGCTTCTTCTTGCGTTATATTCTTAACGTCTGGGCCTAGCTCTGGCAACTCATTAATGCCAGGTACAAAAGGAGTAAGCATATGTCCGCAGTTGATACCCAAACAACCTCCAGGAGTGCCGTAACCATGATCTGCAAGCGATAGAATACTAATACCGTGTTCTTCCCTTGCCGGGCCATAGGTTACAATATGGTGCTGTAAGGGTGCGCAAGCCTCGCGGGCCGTTGCTTTCTTGGAATAATAAAAGGTATCAATACCCAGCTCGTCCGCTGGCATGGTTCGCATCTCTCGGTAGCTACGCATGACTGTAGTTTTAATAACAGTTCTAGCGTAGTTATCCACTTTCCAATAATGCCCACCGCGATCAATAAAACCTTTAAAGCCTATCTCTTGCCATTTCATGACGGTTTGAGATACAGCCTTGTCATGCGTGACTAGACCAACCACTTGACGAGCTACCACTTCCTGGACCATTTGACGATATACATCTGTAACGATGCCTGGAAGCGTGGTATTAATCAAGTTACTGATGTCACCGTGCGACTGTTCAAAATATCCAGCTAGCAACTCCTGCGCGTGCTTAGAATTGCCAAAATCACCACCTCCGAGGTCGTCTATGAGCTGTTCTTTGGTAGTCTGATAGATTTCAAAGCCTTCATCTTCAATCACCTTACGGAGCTGTTCACGGCCTATTTTAGAGTAGCGTGCGATTGTGTCCAGGTTCTGCTCATTTAGCATGTGCATCTGGCTCATTCGCTCTAACTGCCAGATGTACGGGTTATCAGCCAAAGACTCAGCACCGCGCTCCAATAACCTGTCAATCACCTCATCGAATAGGTCACGCGCCATCTGATGATAGATATCACCGACTTGTGAAGCGCGCAACTCTAACTGCTCCTCGTTAAATAATACCGGGTACTTGTTACGCGCCATTTACTTACTCTCCATAAATATCAACTTCACTGGTGCTACGCTCTAGCTCCATGCTCTCAGCGGTTTCTTTTTTGATATCCGCGAGCATTCGTGCAGCTTCATCATCTGACAAGCCCAGCGCCTTAGAAATAGCGTATTGCTTGCTGACAAGGCCACTTAACAAAGCCTTAGCGTAGTAGTCCAGTTCGTTGTTTTTATCGACAAAGACACCATCGTCCAGGTTAACTGTGATATCGTCCATCTCTGGAATAGGTCCGCTATACAAGCCGTACAGCTTACCAATCTCACAAATAGAGATCACAAGCTCTTTGATAGACTGGTCTACAAGGCTCACGATGCTGTTTCTTAACTGGTACGTGTCAGAGTTTTCGGATACAACCTCAGTCGCAGTCTTCATGCTCTTGCCGTCAAACGTAAACATACCAGGCGACACTCCGACCTGCATCTCAAAGAGCGCAAGGCCCTCGTTGATAGCTTTGATATAGTCGTCCGAACGGATAGGAGTAGTAAGGTCTGTGATATTGATTGGTGTATCTTTGCCACCGTCGATTTGTTCATAGACATTCTGCTCCGGATCAAATTCGCGCGTGACAAGATCAGTTTCTCCGTGATGGTCGAACCCAATCCGGACAGTTTGGTCTGGCACTAATACGCGCCGTTGACCCATGCGCACTTCCCACTTAAACTCGTCATAAGTGGTATTGATAAAGTCAATAGTACTCTTAGCATTATCAAAGATAGACAGGCCCAAAGGACTGTTGATATCTTTGTTATTCATTCCAGGGGGTTTTAGATACGTAAACAACGGCCGTGTAAGCCCGTCAAGCGTTACTTCTTCCTCAAGGTCCTCATAGATATCGGATAACGGTACACGATCACCGACACGCTCCTTTTCGCTTGAGCGATACAGCTCATTAGTGATTGTGTATTTCTTATCCTTGGTCCACTCATGCAACTCGACCAAAGTATAGTAGATCGTTTCCTTGCCTACTGTTTTTTGACTCTTGTTTATAATCGCTGCAGAAGATACGTCCTGCGTATTGGACTGTAACGGATAAAAAACAGGGGCTTGGACGAATGAAATCTTGATCTTGTCGTCGTCAACGTATGGACGCATAGCAAGACCACCCAAAGCAAGACAGCTCTCAAGGTATCGCTCAAAGTTCTTGTTAAAGCGGTCATTTAATAAAACAGTCTGGATAAATTCGTTTGTCGTTCCATTTGCAACGCTTATCTCTGCCTGCTCGTTGAATACCAGGCTGGCAATCTTCTTACAAGCCGTGCGGGCAATAGGCAAGTGATTTCGTGCCCGCTGTTTATCAACTCGATTTGAATTGCGGTAGCGGATAGGGTCCCACTTGCTCTGATAGTATTTCAGATTCTTTTGAATACGATTGTATTCGTCAATGTTAATTGCGATTTTAGGATGTTCTGTGATATTGCCTAATGATTGGCTTGTCATTACATATTTACCCCTCTTAAATATATTTCTTATTGATTGTAAGATACTCATTTCAAACCTTTCTCTAGGCTTTTAATCGTAGTAGTTGTGCATTATCAACGACCATATACTGGAACGCGTCGCAAGTATGATCGTCCTCTTTAATAACTTTCGGGTCGTCGTCCTTGACCGTTTTCTCGTCCCATTGATATCGTTTGTGTTCCTCGATAAAATACTTGAGGTTGTTTTCTGTTGGAAAATAATAAAAACGACCATTCGCAAGGAGCGATTGGACGTATTCTGTCATTATTATTTTTTTCTTCTTGGCTACCGGGTGCCAACGAATACCGAAGTCTTCTAAATACTGGTTTCTCAACGCTCCCTCCGCACTATCTATTGTCATTTCAATTACTGGCACGTTCGGGTATTTCTGCGTTTGTTTAACTACAAAGTCATGAAGCTCTTTAGATAATACGCTCGGAGCTTTCTTTTTGACCTTGCCAGCCGGGCTGTAGTAGTAGTTATCCACAAGATAGAGATTGGATCTGTTAGTCACAACCGCGTGCAAGCAAGTAGTTGCTGACTGTTGGTGTCCTGTATCTGCTGCGAATAACTGACCTATGACACGCTCACCGTCCGGTATCTTGTCTACGCGTTTAAACAAATCCATGTTATACACGTTCGTGCCGATCCCTACCGGTTCCCCTAGATAAATATAACGGTAGTAGTCGTAGTCATTTTCTTTAATCCGTCTGATGTCCTCTAACATCTGTTCGGTAACAAAGCCTAGCTCATCGTTTAGGTAAGACGACGAGTGTACTAGATAGTTATCATTGTCCACTAGTCTATCCGTCCATTCGTTTATCCAGTTATAAGGATTGCGGGGCGGATTGTAAGACCAGAAAAATTTAACAAAAGCAACATCTGGATGTTTCTGTCTCATAAAGGTTACATTCGACTGGTCAAAGTCTTCTTCACTACTAAACTCTGCAGCCTCTTCGTACCAGACGGCTATAATATTCCCGATGTCATTCGATTTCAGCTTTTGGAAATCGTCCTGGCCGTAGAAATAGAAGCATGATCCCGTGATCGTGTCTTGTATTTTAAAAGGCGATACGGTAGCCTTGAACCGTCCAGACAAGCCAAACTTATTCAAAGCCCATTGTATCTTGAGGAATACACTATCTCGAATAGTGTTACCAACTTTACGAATGACTACTACATTCGCTTTCTTACCAGCTATCAGAAACGGTATTACCATAAAGACCAATAGCAAGGCTATTACAGAAGACTTGAAAGAGTTACGACCACCTTTCAATACATTGTAAGGTTTGCTGGTGATCCAGACATCTTTGAAATGCGGGTTAACATTGTCTTGGATATTAACTTCCATCTTTAGACCACGCATCTATAATTGTGATTGTCGTATCAGCTACGTCCAAACCAACTTTTTCAGTCCACATACCGTAACGTTTGCCAAGTAACTCAAGAGCCTTGTTTCTATCGCTGTTCTTAGTTGGATATTCCACTAATTGTGGGATCTCGTTATAGACTTTGACGCTCTTACCGGTTTTAGGATCTTCTAACAATTCAGCTATTTTTGTTGTAACAACTATCGTTTCCATCGCTTTTCCAGATGCTATTTCTGAGAGCATGACAAGGATCTGCTTTTGGGTCAAGATCTTTTCATCCTGCAACTCTTCCATGCGTTTTTGGATATATTCTGAAATGTCAGCTTTTGTCAGCAAGCGCTGTCCTTGGCTTCTAGCTGTCTTTTTACTATATCCAGCCTTAATCGCTGACTGAGTAGCATTTCCAGAAATGATGTACTCATCACAAAATGTCTGCTGTTTTAATGATAGTTTAGCGATTTTTCATCACTCCTTTCGGACAAAATAAAAAAGATAGGCTTTGGGAGTTAGCCTATCTATATAGCCGGGACAGGAATCGAACCTGCATTAACAGTTAATAGTCCGCCGTTCTACCGTTGAACTACCCAGCAACCTACCATGAGGAGACAACCAAATGGCGCAGATCCTATCTGCTTCATCGGATAATACTATAATACTGCTTAATACAGCGCTTTTACTGTCAATTTTCTTTCAATTATCTCCCAAGAATCTGTATTCCAACAATTCACCAGCCTTATAGGCTTCTGCAAACTCCAGTAATGCTCGATCCAGCAATCTATAGTATTCACTTTCCGAATATCCAAGGCTTGGATAAATAGCCTTGTCTTGTCTGAATCGCACTCGGCAATACCGTTCAATCAAAATCTGCGATAGATTGAGATCAGATAACCGGTTAATAGCTGATGCCATCAATTCCAGCTCTTGCTGTGCGCTCACCCGTCTAATCACCATCTGCTCAGTTTGTCGGCTTGGGGAGCTTGGTGCGCTCTTTGGCTCTAGTGAGTAAGTAGCTGTGACTTTTGGGCTGTATTCCTCTCCAGCAATTCTTAATAGCACGCGGTAATTTTTGAGTGTATTGTCTGCATTCTCCTTTGTTTTATTTTTTAACACTTCTCTAAAAAACATTCAATCCCACCCTTCTTCTTGTATCATCTCACCCACCCACTCCGTTTCTTTCTGCAGCTTCCTTTACTTCCTCTGCCCGTTGTCGCTCTCGCATCTGGTACTCACTGTTCAGCTTGTTTAAAATAACATCCTGCGCATTATTTTTCTCAGCTAGTCGCTGGATAGACAATTCATGCTCTTGTACTGTCCATTCCAGATCACTCACACGTTTATTAAGACTTTCAATCCGTGAGTTTAAGTTGACGCATACGATCATAAATACCAGCGATACTGATGCGAGGATTGTGTAAAATAGTTTATTCATGCTTGTCCTTTCTGCATAAAATTCCCACGACGATTGCACCGATAAAACCAATTAACCAGATAGCACCGATAATTAATTCCACGATATCCGATAATGTCAAAGCAAAGATCATTTCTTTTCTCCTGTAACTCGATTTCTTTCAACTTTCAATTTTAAGCTAGTGTCATCACCGAAACATACTAGTGTTGTTTCTTCTTCCCATTGGTTCTTAGTGTATGGGTATCTGTTTGGTCTCATTCTACCACCTCCAACAATTCTTGATTTTCGTAGATGTTAAAGCACAACGGATACGCTACCATCAAGGTCAAATCTTATTTCTCCGACTCTACCCATTTCTTTCCATTCTTTGTACCAAGCTCTAAATTTTGGAATCATCTTGCGCCTCCTTCTCAACTGTGATAGTAAAATCCCGACCGTTTATATTTAAAGGCAAAACTACTCCCTGTTTTGATCTGTTACCAAGTAAATCTAATACAATTTCTAAAACTTGCTTGCCTAGCACCATCTGTGTCTCAACATAGCCATTCTCTTCCATTTTACTCCACCTCCTCAACTTCAAACAACGGGCTATTAAATACTTCACTAAAGCCACCAGCTTCAAGCTCTTTCTTAGTGTGGTTTCCTCTTTGATGATCTACTTCATAGATCGAAGAGAAAAACCACTTTTTGTTTATCTTTTCAAAAATTAGATAGTCATTAAAGCACACTCCTTTAATTTTTACTGTATACCACTTCTCTTTCTCGACTGTGTAACCGTCAAGCCAAGCACGGGCAAAGTTATTACTTTCTTTTCTGCACCATCTAATACATTTTCTAATATCTCCTTCAAAAGCTTCATCCGCTAAACTCTCAAACCCATTTACCGGATCAAGACATCCAAACAATGTAAAATTGTGTTTCTTACAGTACTCAATCCATTCCGCGACAAATTTAGGAATTTTTACTTTCTGCGGTTCGTCTAGTTCAGAAGCAAGTTCTATTACCGCGTCTATCTCGATATATTTTGATTCGTTGCCAAAAAGATTTTTTAAGCCTTCTATTCGTTCAATCAACTCTTGCTTGTTCATCCTTCCACCTCCTCGATCTCAATCCCCGGACAATCAAATACCCAGCTTAAATCTAATTTTTCAAGATCAGATTTTGTAAAATTAGATCTAAAACTTGGATCGAAATGTGGACCTAGTTCATCGTTGGAAAGGTATTGTTTAGTAGCTTTAAACTTAACTGTGTACTTCGGTTCTTTCTCGACCGTGTATCCGTCAAGCCAAGCGCGGGCGAATGTTTCGATATTCTTTTCATAAAACCACTCAGATACTCTCTTATCGTAATGATCTTCAATCACTCTCATCGCTCCATAAACGTGAAAATCGTTTTCCTTTTTAAATTCTATATAGTCAGCTACAAACTGCGGTATAACCGGCTTCTGCGGTTCGCCAATTTCTTTATGTACAAGGTTTTTATCAATTTCTACAATATTCAAGTTTTCAAGCTGAACCATCAGTCCATGATAACCTAATGTATATGCAGAACGCCCTATCACATAGCCCTTTAAATAAACTTTATCTTTATTCATCTGGCAGATCCTCCTCTTTCACAAACGTTCCATCAATCCATTTACCCTTGCGGTCTTTGATTTCGTTATATGCCACCACAAAACAATCTGCAAAGTCGTAGTCAAGTGCCTTACTAATAGATTTAAGATAAGCCACCGCACGTACAAGATTGTGTCTGCACATTTCTTTACTTGCTAAATCCTGCGACAATTGAAATTCAGAAATGTTCGCATTTAGCAGTTTAAAACATTCCATCGCATCCTTGCGTCTGATGTTATTGGACTCTTCGAAGATATCATGTACATCCTCCTTGATTAATAATGCCAGCCCTATAATTACTACCGCACAATCACCGATACTATCTTTGGTCAGTTTTTCATTCTGCTTGAGATACCCAGCGCATAGCTCGCCAAATTCCTCGCTCAATTTAAGAGCCTGCTTGTCTAACCGTCCACCGTGTTCCAAGTCACGGTCTACAAACCATTTCTTGGTTAACGTTACTAATTCCTTTTCTAATGCCATAAAATTTCTGTTGATCCTTTCTTTAATTGCCCTTGTGCGTCCTAAAACCGCTGTCTTACCAATGTTTTTTTGTATGAGCAGATCACTACTCGTATCTTCTAGTCGCTGTCGATCCAGTCTGATTGACCGTTTAATTAATTCAATATCCATGTCTGTTCCAACTTTCCCAAAATGTAGAGGGTTGCTCATGCCCTCCAATATTTCGAAAAAGAGAAAACTACCTTTCTAAAATTATAGTGAGCAATGGCCAGTAGATGGAGTTGCGCCATCCAAAGGAGTCTACAACTGGCCAGCTATCGGGACGGGTCGATAGCATGAAATAAAAGAATGTATCATAAGGAGTCCTATTCCCGCCCTAAAGGTCATGGAAGGAGTCGAACCTTCCGAGGCTTCCAACCCTCGTCCGACATAACCCGCAATGGATCAACAACACTGCTCTGAACTATCATCATTACCACACTTGACTTGTGTATTTTGCGTTGATCAATTGGAAACGTATATCGGATTTCCTAGTATGTAAAATCGTGTAAAGAAAGGACTCTCCTTTATTTTTTTATAGTTTGATATACTTGCTCCAGCGCGTCTTATTAATTTTTGTGGAGTTATGACTGACAGATCTGTTACAATCTGCCAGCCTAAATTAAGCGTCCTCACGCTTCAATGCAATTTGTGCGATACCAGAGAGGATAAACATTCCAGCGAACGATAATACAAGACAGCTTTCTGTACCCGTGTTAGGAAGTGTATGGGCGTTTGTTTCTGTTGGCTGATAAATAACATTAACTTGCTCTTTCCGAGGCTCTACGGTTGTTTTAGAGGTCTTGGAATTGATTTCGGTAGGTACATTTGGTTTGTCCTGTTTAGATTGTGGTTTTGGTTCGTCACGTTTTGGATCCGTGCTTGGTTTTACTGGCTCGTCTGGGATTTCAAGTTCTGGCAATTCAAGCACTGGTGCGTCATTCGGTACCACTCCACCAGACCATTCTGGTTTTTCTCGGACTTCTGGAATGCCAGGGATACCACCTTTGAATTCAGGAATTTCAACTTTTGGAGACTCTTTCGGGATCTCAAACGTTGGCTCTGGTTTATTTTCGCCAGATGCATCACCACGACCACCGACCAAGTGAGCTGAGCTTTTAGAAGTAGCGTCGTCATTTTCAGCTTTTAATTCAACCTTATTGGTTGGATTCGTGCTATCCTTAACCGCATTAGTTAGCTTGGTCTTATACCAGATGTAGACCATACGATCCAAACGGTCCATTGTGATCTCAAAGCCATGTTCGCTCTTAGACATTGATTTAATGAGATCCATTGCGCTTCCTTTATCAACCCACGGATCAATGCTGTCCACATAGTTCATGACGAAGTAGTCATCAACCAATTTCTGATTATCTGACATTTCGTCAATGATTTTAACGTAGTTCAATGTCTTACGTGCGTAGTTCAGACGAATCGTCCAGTTGATTGTTGTAGGATCTTCCTTGTCTTGACTTCCCCATTTTGAGATGAGTTCATCTTTACCGATTTCTTGCTCTTTTCCGATTTGAGCATTTACGATTGTACCGTTAAAATTAACTGTAACAGGCTTGCCAGACTCGACCTTATCAGTCCATTTAGCGTCCAGCTTCAAGCTCATTTGCTTATTGAGTGGGTGGTTAGCAAAATAGTCATTGAATACAGTCGTTACCGTTTGACTTGCTGGGTCAGTCGAAGCCTTACCAACCACGGCATTATCTGGATTCATCACATCAAATTCATAAGCGGTCTGGAAAGTGATTTCTTCTGGTAGGTTAAAGGTTACCTTGTCGCCCTCTTTGATTTCCATATCATCTGGAAAGCGGACATTTTTATATTCAACGGTAAAGCCTTGGTATTTTCCTGTTCCTTTGGATTGGTTGATCTCTACTTCTGGGTTGGTTACTTGAATATCGGTCCCATTTTTTGTAAATTCAGTAACATTTCCTGATTGGTCCGAATGATTGCTTGTGCTTTCTGCTCCTGTAATTGCAGTTTCAGTAGCTGGTTGTTTATCGATCTTCGCTGTTTCAGTTTGGCTTGTTTCAGTTTGTCCAGCTCCTGCAGTTGTAACTGCGCTTGTGCTATCTCCTGCTGTAGTTGCTCTTTGTACTTCATCCGCATATACTCCTTGTGCTGTAACTGCTGCGATCGTTGCTACTGTTGCTAAAATAACTTTTTTATTCATGATTTGTCTCCTTGATATTTAATTCAATTTTGTAGTTTTTGTTTCCGGACAAGCCACCATGCTCGAAGCTCACCCGTTTAATAATGTTAAAGTTATCGTCCGTCCAGATCTCCGCATCTGTCAGACCGTCCAATAAGGCCTTGGTAGTTGGCGACCAGTTCGGAGGATCGTACTTGCGTTTGGTTGGCGCGTATACGATCACTCTGACCTCGCACGGTTTATCTTCCGTGTAAGGTAGTCCAAAATAGTCCTTTAACACGTTCATACCCTCATAGTGGGCCAGCTCCCGCAAGAATCGTGTGATCTTGCCTTTCTGCTGGAAGTGTAGCCTGTCGTTAGCAGATATCATCTGCTTGCGTTTTAGTTCAAACTGCATAATTATAGGTTCTGTCATACTAATTCCCTCGCTATCGCCTCGATCACGTTCACGGTCACGCTATTTCCAGCTTGTTTGTATAGCTGACTGTTAGAATTGACCTCTTGAGCTTTGTCAAATGCCCAATCTGGAAAACCTTGTAATCTCCAACACTCACGAGGTGTTAGTTTTCTGATTCGATAGCCATCTGATAAGTGATTATTTTCGTGATAGCTATTACTTGTCAAAGTAGGAGCGATATCATGTTCTCCACCTTGATTATAACCATGACCACGCTGGATGATTTTAGGCTCAAGCCCTCCCCCTTGATAGGCTCTGATAGTTGGTGCGATACCGTCTGTTTCATAAACCACACCACTCTGGTTGAAATTAGGCTCGATTGTTCCAAACTTTTTAATTTCATTTTCTACAACAACACCATGTCTATCTTGAGCAGTCAACGTAAACATAGGCTCTCCGTCTGTTTTAAATCTACGCCCGTTTTGTCGCTTCTCTGCTCTGTCTGGAGTTAGTACAGGTATAGCTATCTTTTGCCCCTCTCCCTTATTTGTTGTAAGTGTAGGAGCTAGACCATCAGCTTGATAGACTTCTCCATTCATACCATTCCCAGAGGGGTTTACATTGCCAATTTTTACGACTGATTGGCTACTAATTGACTGACTTTCTCGTCCGATAGGAAAAATGTTTCTGGTACATTGTCCTCTAAGATGTCCGACAATAAACACACGCTCCCGATTTTGTGGGACTCCAAAATTTTTGCTGTTAAGCACTTGCCATTCCACATCATACCCCAGTTCATCAAGCGCTCCGATGATTGTTTTAAAGGTGTTTCCTTTGTCATGGTTGAGGAGCCCTTTGACGTTTTCAAGAAAAAGAAGTTTAGGTCTGAGAATAGAGGCGAACCTTGCGATTTCAAAGAAGAGAGTTCCTCTTGTATCTTCAAAACCTCTTCTAGCTCCCGCAATTGAGAAAGCTTGGCACGGAAATCCTCCACAGATAATATCCACACGTCCGATTCTTCGAATAGACTCATCTGATACAGTTGTGATGTCATGTAATTCAATCTCTCCTCTCGTATCGTGTATGGCTTTATAAGACTTGCGAGCAAATTTGTCAATTTCGCAAAACCCTACACATTCATGCCCAGCGGATTCCATCCCAAGACGAAATCCACCGATGCCAGCAAATAAATCTAAAAACTTCATAGGTACTCCTTAAAACGGCAGATCATCATCTGAGATATCCATAGGCGCGGTATTTTGTGAGAAGTTCTTATTATTATCAGTTGCTTGTTGTTTTGCGCCGTTGTCGCGTCGTTCCAACAATTGAAAACTATCTGCTATAACTTCCGTGACATATACCCGCTGGCCTTGCTGGTTTTCGTAGCTCCGTGTTTGAATTCGTCCCGTGATCCCAATCAAAGCCCCTTTCTTGGCCCAGTTAGCAAGGTTCTCTGCTTGTTGTCGCCAGATCACGCAGTTGATGAAATCAGCTTCACGCTCGCCATTTTGGCTCTTGAAATTGTGGTTAACAGCTAGGCTAAAAGTAGCTACTGCTTGATTGTTTGGGGTGTATCGTAGTTCTGGATCTCGTACCAGACGGCCCACTAATACTACATTGTTAATCATTAAAACTAATCTCCAATCAAATTATTTAAAGTGACGATAATGTTTAATTTCTTTTGGCTACGGCAATAATCGCAATGACCGCAAGCTATAGGTTCTGCCTTGTGCTGAACAACATCCCAAACTTCCTTAATGGTTTCTTTCACTTCTTCCAGACCTTCCTCAAGCCATTCTTCATCGATCCGAATCACTTCCTTGTCTGGTACTTCTTCCTTACTGACTGCTACGATGATGGGCCTAAACTCGTCGCCTGTCATTTGTTTTAGCAGGTCCCGATAGATCGCAAGCTGTGAGTGATAGCCAAAGCCTAAAATGTTATTTACTGCAGTTGGTACTTTGCGTCGTAGTTCTGCGTTCCATTCCATATCATAGATAGACTTCATTGTTTTCAGGTCTGCAAAATAACCTTGCGTCAAGTTTACGCTGTCCAGCTTACCTTTAAACGGCACCCCCTCAATTTCACCGTAAACGATCATTTCTTTTTCAACGTTTTCGGTTGAGCTGCCGTGATACAACCTATTGAAAGATGGGTCATCTTTTAGAGATGCGATCATGGAGTCGCCGATTAAAAACTCTTTCTTTAGTTGCCCTTTGGTTTTACCGGCCTTTGAAATCAGCTTGTCGCCATTCTCTTTTAGAAATGCTTCGTGTGCTTCTTGGCTCTCAAAGTAGCTGTGTACGTAGTTCCCTAAAAGCAAAGGCGTTTCATCTCGCGACTCGGTCCATTCACCATCTTCGACAGCAAGAGCGCGTGCTGGACATTTTAAGAACTGCTTCATTCGTGAGTAAGACAGGTACTCTTTATCTTGATAATAATCTTCTTGAGTTAACTTTTTCATTATTGCTCCTTAGGTGTGATTGTGCCACCCTCAAACAGTCCAAGCTCTTTATAAACACCATCTTCAATCTCAGAACCACTCTCAGACGTTCCTGTTTGCTCTGTACGCTCTTTTTCTTGTTCGGCAGTATTATCTGTTGGTGTGCCTTCTAAAAAGCTCTCAAGCGATTCTGTGGCTTCTGGTGGTGTTACGTCTTTTGCTCCATTTTGGACATTGCTGTCTACATTATCATCAATAATAGCCTGTTGCATTTCAATTGACAAAGGAGCATAAGTTGAAAGTAACTGTTTTAATACTGTTTTACGAGCCATTGCGTCAAAATCGGTCTGCCATGGGCTGGATTTCCCGCTAAAAGAACGGCTGTATTTCTTACCATGTGCAAGAACGCGGTCTTTGGTCCAGAATAAGGTCTTTTCAAAACCGTTCGATAGTCGCATGAATGCAAAGTAACCTGCTACTTCTTCGTTTGCTTTTGGTAAAGCCTGCATATCTACTTCCAAGTCTTCGGTAAGTGGGTTATAGCCTTTGAATTGGCTCGCGTAGATTTCCCCGGCATTTAGTTTGACGATTTGACCGCTACGCTGTGCGAGTTGGATCAAACCTTTGTAACCTAACTGAAATTGTGCCTCTGAACCATACGGCACGATATAAGCAAATCCAAGGTTAGGGTCAATAGGCAAGTCAAGCGTTGCTGCTTTCATTGCTGCGTTCAATACGCTTGTGTTTGAGGCTTTGGCAAGATGGCTGTTATTGTTTACGATTGATAACAGACTGGTAACAAACTGCGTTTCACGGCCATTCACTACCGATTTCAGTTTTTCCAAAACTACAGGGCTGTTAAAAGCGTCCTTTGGTGCCATTAAATCAAAATTACTTCTACTCATTTTTCTTTTCTCCTTTTTTAATCTTCTTCGTAGTGAATCCAGCGACCATTCACACAATACCAATCGTCTGGATCTCTGCGTTCTTCTTCAATCTCTGGTTGTAGATAGTCACGGTCATAATCAAATGGAAACATTCTCGCGCTCCTTCAATTTCTTGTAACTATCCCAGCTTGTCTTTTTCAAGCTGTTCAGTAGCTTCTGCTCTGTCTTGATCTGCTTCTTGTACTGTAGCACCCATGCTGTGTACTCGTCGTCATTCTCCGCAAAGTAATACCCGCGCGGAAGTGATCTGCTTGCCACGATAGGCACTGAGTGATTAAGCCGTAATTCTGCGATGCCACCGCGCACCTTTCGCACTGATAGGTTCGTCATTTTGGCAATGTCGCGAGTTGTCAGTACATTCGCCCGTCCTACTCTGATGCAGGCTAGTATTAGCTGTAAGCGTTCGTTCATAGCTTACCTCCTTTTTATTGCCAACTATTATCCGAATATGAGTGCTTCCGTGCTTCTGCCAATTTCGTCAGATATTCATTCACACCCTCTAACTTAACTTCCAGCACTCCCTCATCTAGTGCGTCTGTGACGGCTTTGATTTTTTGCTCGGTTAATTTCTTCCGTTGGGCTTTCTTAAAATCCCATACAGCTCCAATATAACCAGCCGTAAAAAATGTCCCTGCAATCGTTAACCCTGCTAAAATGTCGTTATACATTTCAAATCTCCTTGTTAATTCGTCTGATAGCTTTGTAATAACCGCTATCCTTTGGTATCGTGTACCCTGTTAGGTCGTCTACCTGGCTACCGTCTGACATGATGTTAATAATGCGCGGCCGCCATTGCTTTTTTAATTTCATTTTGTTATAATTCCCTTAGAAAGTTTTATCTCTCGGCCGTTTGGGTTCCCGTTCCCAAAGGGCCTTTTTTTATGCTCTGCCAGCCAACCTACAAGCGTACAGGTCCATGATCTTACCTCTAGCACTATCTGGATCGCTTGCTAGTAGCTTGGCTTTAATCTCGTCTGAAAGCTCGTAGCAAGTCGCTTCGAAGCCCTCAATCATTTTGTCAATCAAAACGGCAATTTCCTCCGATCTTCTGCGTTGTCCGGATACTTAAAGTAAATGTCCCGTCCGCCTTTGGTTATGCGACTTCTTAGACCATCGTCATACGCTTCTTTCATCGCCTTACCGCCCATATTAGTAGTTATGATCGTTTTATCGCGATGGTCTAAAAGCGTATAGAGAAAGTCTTGCTTCCACTGTCCGCGGTCGCCCTTGCCCAAATCGTCAAGAATTAGGAAGTCAACCTTAGTCAGTAGATCCAGCCAGTCATTAGTTGACATAGACCCTTTTTTATCAAAGCCCCCTTGTATCTTCTGAAATAGGGTCGGCACATTGACGAATAAAATGCTTTTAGGAATTTTATTCGCTTTGAAATCTGCGTTTAGCTTCTCCGCGATTGCCAGCGCGAGGTGTGTTTTACCTCTACCAGCTTCACCCATGATAAGCGCGTTCCCTCGTCCGTCATGTAAGTAATGATGTACCAGCCGTAACGCGTAGTTTTTGGCTTTTTCGTCGATCTCGTTTGATACCGTGAAAGTCTTAAAGGTCGCGTCTTTCATTTCTGACGGTATGATGCTGTTTTTATCAAAGACGTCGTAAGTCTTTCTTAGGATTGTAGCCGTGTGAGCTTGACCGATTTTTTGTTCTTCCTCACGCGCCATCTTCTCTCTTTGGCACTCAGGGCAAAAGGTTCTGTTCCTTTCGTCTTTGAGTGGTACATCGTCATTCAAAGACCATTTGAAGCACGAATGAATAGCGCAAGTCTCTTCTTCGTTGATGTGATAGACTAGCGGTAAATCCATAGCCTCACCTCCTTAAAATCCTAACTCTGGATCAATTTCATGTACGCTTATGTCTGTACCGAGTAGTGCATATCTTCCAGACTTAAAGTCTTTCTGTTTATTTTGATAAGACTGTGTTTCTTGTCGTTTCTGATCGTGTGCCTTAACTTGCTCAAGCGAGGTGAAGCCATCTTTTCTCCAGTTTTCTAAAATTGCTTTTAGATAATTAAAACTAGTTGAACCGGCATCTTCTGTCTTTTCTACAGCGTACTGGATCATTGGGATTGTAAAGTGATCTAATGCGATATAGTCCATTAACATTTGAGTATGTCGTTCGTTGATTTTAATGTTGCTGCCTTTGATAATCTTTGAAAAAGATTTTTTTTCATCTTCACCACTGTATAGGTAGTTAACCTTATCTAATCTATCCTTATCTAAACTATCCTCTCCTAACCTTACCTGCGTATCCATTTTGGATACATTTTGTATACATTGGTCTAAAGGCTTGATAGAAGCGATTTTTGACTTATCAAATTCTAATTGTTCTTTTTCGTCTTGATAGATCGTGGCTTGAAATCTGTCAGCTTGAATGTAGTTGTGTATTCTCCAATGACGGATAACTACCACGCCACTCTCAAAAGGAATTAGAAATCCTTTTCCAATCAAGATTTTTAAATCGTCGTTGCTTGCTCCGATCGAACGTTGTATTTTCTTAACGTTATCTACAAACCCCTCGTCGTCAGCTCCCATATTTAAATGGAAGTACAATGCTTGAGCAGACAAGGGCATATCAAGAAAACTATCTGTGTCTGTAATTTTCTTGCTAAACATTCTTCTTTGCGCCAATTTTTCTCCTTTCTATTTTTCTCAATCTCTTTCTGCTATAATGTAAGCAGAAAGGGGGTAAGGTTGTGTCATATAGTCCTTTTATTGATAAAATGATTGATGAACTTATCGAGCTAGTTCGTGATGATAATCATACTTTTGAACCAGTAAAAGTCCGTGAAGTTAAGGACATTGTTCGAAAAATGTTAGCAGCTCACGAAAATGAAGTTTTAAATCGGTTGAAACAATCTCAAGATCATAATCAGTAACATAGTCCGATTCTTCACTGACTAGCGCTTTTGCTCTAGGTCTCATATCATCACTCAAGCTGAGATAGTGCTCTTTCAGTGCTTCAAGCTCGCTGATTGCTTTCTCCACTCTTTTAGTTGAAGGAAAGGGTGGTTTTTGTTTATATGGATATCTCTTAGGTCTCATATCTTTCTCCTTTCTATTCACTCTACACTTGTTCCCGTTCGGGAACATCGTTTGTAAAAAAAATTCCGAGTTGGTCTTTAGTGTATCCCAAAATGGTCGCAACCTTAATCAACTCATCTGCATCGAATGATACAAAACCATTCTCACGTTTAGCGTATCGCACACGGTCTTTAAAGCCAAGGGCTTGTGCCATCTCGTCTTGTGTCATACCTTTTGCAATCCGCTCTGCCTTAATTCGCAAATGATCTAGTTTCATATTTTATCCTTTCTGTTTGTTTTTGTTCTGTTCTCTCTTGGGAACAATATTAGTATATAACAAGTGTTCTCGTTTGTCAACACTTTTTTTAAAAAAAATAACATTTTTTAAAAATTTCTTTTTATTTGTACTTTAACGGGAACAATGATATAATAGAAGAAAGATTAATAAGGGGAATAAAAAAATGAGGAGCAACGCAGAAATAATAGAGTTAATGAAACAACTCTGTGCCGAAAAGAAGATATCCATAAACGAATTAGCTAAAAGGACAGGGATGGCAAAATCTGCTATATCCAGATATTTCAATTTCACTAGAAATTTCCCTCTGAATAGAGCAGAACAATTCGCCAGCGCTTTGGGAGTTACTTCTGAATACTTGCTAGGTGTTAAACCAATAGATGAACCCGCTTCTACCGTAAGTGGCTACTCAGAAACAGACCTGCGCAAGCTGGCCGAAAGCGCTAAAACGTTTGACGGTAAGCCGTTGACTGAAAGCGATATACAAGCAATACAAAATATTATAGAAATATACCTACAAGGCAGATTATGACAATAGAAGAAATATGCGACAGTGAGGGAGTGACCCTTGCTTACTTTGATAACGAATTATGGCCACGGCCAGGAATGATAATCTCAGATATGCGGATTATCTTTGTAAATAAATCACTAACTAGAGAGGCCCAGAAACGGGTCATATTGCACGAATTAGGCCACTTAAACCACACCAAGGCTAATTATATTATTAACCCGATAAAGTGCGAAAATGAGGCTAATAGGGCCATGATACACGCGCTATTGAGGGAGGAACTGGAAAGAGTAGACAAGGAAGAATTCAACTACTTAAACTTTATGGAACGACACAAACTTAAATCAGTAACCGACGAATTAATGGTAATTGATGAATTTTATAGGCTAGTGGGATAGCCAAGGGGGAAAATATGAAAAAGGTTACGTTCGTAGCAATCGCTTCACTCGCTTTACTCGTGGCTGGATGCAGTCAACAGAATACTGCAACAGAACCAGAGCGAGGGCAAAAGACTGAACAAGTGGAAAGAAGGCAGTCTAGTAGCAAGGAAGAAACAAGTAGTCCGAGTGTCGATCTAAAACACGCACCTACAACTTTAAACGGAGATGAAGACTATATGGCAGTTATTGCTTATAGATTTCAAAAAGTAGTTAAACGAAAAATTGGCAAGGTCTATTACTACGATAACACTCTGGTAGTAAAATTGAATCTATCCAGAGAAGATTTAGACAAGGATGATGTGCAAGATTTTGTAGATAGCCTCCACGACTTGAAAGTTGCCGTACTAGATCTATACAATTCGGATTACAACTCACACAAGCAAGCACAACTTGAAGTGTACGATACAAACGCCAAAGAGGTTGCCCATCAAAAAGGTGTAGATATGGTATTAGACTATTAAAAAAGCCCCACTTAGAAAAGGAGAGTTATATGAAAATAGGTCCTCGGACACCAAATATAAAAAAGAGAGTATCAGCACGTACAACTGGGGCTATAAACAGAAAGGTCAAAAAAGCCACCTCTCCCTATTATGGCCAAAAAGGCATTGGATTGATAAAGGATCCAAAACGAGCAGTTTATAATAAGATTTACAACAAAACTACTTTTGGAATAGATAATCCAGAGGGGTGTGCCTATGGATGTGGCTGTATTATGCTTATAGTATTTATCGTCATCATGATAATGTTTTATAACTTTTTGTCAACGATATTTTAAAAAATATAAAAAAGCCCCACGCTCTCAAAGTTTGGCGACTTCAAGCGTGAGGCAGTCAAGATAAAGAAAGGTTTCAAAATGAATATTTTGAAAGGCGTCTTTCTATACTCTATTTTAGCAGAAATGGAGGGGAAAGACAATGAATGAAATTAATAAAGTAGCTCTATATGTGCGCGTGTCTACCACTTCTCAGATGGAAGAGGGGTACTCGATAGAGGAACAGAAAGCAAAGCTGGAGAGCTACTGTGATATTAAGGACTGGCATATATACAAGGTCTATACTGACGGGGGCTTCTCTGGTTCTACGACTGAAAGGCCAGCACTGGAACAACTGATAAAAGATGCTCAGAGTAAGCTATTTGATACTGTACTAGTATATAAGCTGGATCGTTTGAGTCGTAGCCAAAAGGACACGCTCTACTTAATCGAGGATATTTTTCTAAAAAATAATATCGAGTTTGTCAGTCTACTCGAAAACTTCGACACCTCTACACCATTTGGACGTGCCGTTATAGGCTTATTGTCAGTATTCGCTCAACTAGAGCGCGAGCAGATAAAAGAGCGTATGCAATTAGGAAAGCTAGGCCGTGCTAAAGCCGGGAAGTCTATGATGTGGGCTAAAACCTCATACGGCTACAACTACGACAAAAAAACAGGGTCAATGACCGTTAACGAGTATGAAGCCCTGGCAGTCAAAGAGATATACTCGTCATACTTGGCCGGTATGTCAATCACTAAATTAAGGGATAAAATCAATGAGGAATACCCAAAACAGCCAGCCTGGAGCTATCGCACAATCAGAGGAATACTAGCCAATCCTGTATATTGTGGCCTAAATCAATACAAGGGCCAGACATTTCAAGGCACACACAAGCCTATAATATCTCTAGTAGATTTTGAGCAGACTCAAAGAGAGCTGGCCAAGCGACAGCAGACGGCCAGAGAATTATCAAACCCTCGACCATTCCAGGCAAAATATATGCTTTCGGGGTTGGCACAATGCGGATACTGTCACGCGCCCCTCAAGGTCATTTTGGGCCAAAAGAGAAAGGACGGCTCACGATTTAAACGTTATGAGTGCTACCAAAGACACCCGCGCAAGACAAGGGGCGTCACGGTTTACAACGATAACAAAAAGTGCGACTCTGGATACTATGACATGGAATTGTTAGAGCATTATGTACTAACACGCATATCCCAGCTCCAGAATGATCCAGACAAGATACAAGAGCTATTTTTGGACGATACAAGTCCAGAGATTGACAAGCAGGCAATCCAAAAACAAATAGACAGTCTAACACTCAAATTGAGCAAGCTGAACGATCTATACTTGGACGATAGGATCACGCTGGACGAATTAAGGAGCAAGTCTGCTGATTTTATCAAGCAGAGGGCCACGCTGGAAGAAGAAATAAAAAAAGCCGTTACTGATAAGCAAGCGGGCAAAAGAGAGAAGATTGAAAAACTATTAGATGCCAGCAGTGTACTGGATATGTCCTACGATAATCAAAAAGTCATTGTCAGGGAGCTGATTGAAAAGGTACAAGTCACATCTGACAAGATAGTGATCCGCTGGAAAATTTGA